TCCGGACTAGTAGAAATTAGATTTGGCGGGTCTAGAGGCCCGGTATTTCCACCTCCACCGACACCTTGATAAGGATCAGTGTTTGATGCATAAAAGCCATTAGTATAAGATATAATTGGTTTGTTCTGTGCCATATTAATATTTATTGAAATATGTTTCAATTTACCTAAACTTAAACAAAAAAAACGGTGGAACTTTCGTTCCACCGTTTTAAGATTGTCTCTCGACTGCTGCTTTAATCAGCGATGACTCCTATTAGAAGTACACCGACTGAGAAGCTGGCGTAAACGCAGTACCAAGTCCCTGAACAAGCACGACATGGTAGTAGAGATCAGCCCCAAAGATGTTGTCAACAACACCATAACGAGTAAGCAAGCCAACGCGTGGCGCAAAATCGTTAGGACCAATAGTTCTCTGTACCATGACAGGAATGTAAGGACAATAAATGATACCAGTATCGTAGAACTCAGGGCCTTTATAGCCGAGAAGTGCATACTCAATATTACCGGTTCCCCCGGCATACTGTTGAGCATTCTCACTAGTGTAGTAACTAGACTGCTGAACTTCTGTTCTGGTATCACGGTAAACGTTAAATCTCCCACCAAGTGAACCAACCTTTGCAATACCCACAGGCTGCGTGTTAACATCACCCTGTACAGGTACCCACTGGAATTCAGGGAGCATCTCAAGGATGGCAGTAACACGAGGAGTAGCTACAACAAAGTTAGCAGCTCCACGTCTGTTACGTACGGCGATACGATTGGCTTCAATGATAAGACGTTGATAGAAGTCCCTATTACGCTCGACCATCCAACGACCATCTGCAGAAGCAGGTGACCATATGGAGAAGCCTTTGTTCAGTCCACCACCAAGAGCTGCCTGGATCATTCTCATGAGCATTTCACGGTCGATCTCAGCCTGAATCTCATACGACATAGCGTTTGTGATCTCAGCATCAATATCGATACCGTTCATGTTCTTAAGATCTTGCTCAAGTTCGACAGACCAACGTGCGCCAAGACGGCGTGTGCCGGCCTCAACTGCTGTTTTCTCGAACTTAACCTCAACCTGAGGAATGTTACCAGTAATCTCGAAAGCGGAAAGAATTTGCGCAACACCTCTGTCTTGATTCGCGAAAACCCAGTTGCCTGTGCTTCCACTTAACCGCGTCGAGGATGTACCTGTAAAGCGGGTATCAAGGAGTTGGTATCCAAGCTCGTCACCAGGAAGACCAGAAGAACCGGTGTAAGCGCCGGCTTGCGCCCCGCTTAATCCGGGGTGGCCGCCAGGCGTAAACCCAGGACCTGTAGACGAACTACGATCTGGCTCATAATGACCACCAACAAATCCGCCTTTGCCATCAATACCAGTACCAAGGGTATCGGATTGATAAGCGTAGCGAAGAGCAAATGCAAGTCCAACAGGACCAGACATTGGCTGTACACCGACGATTTCGTTGGTAATAAGCTCGGGGAACGTACGACGAATCATCGGAATGAGCACTTTAGGGAGACGAGCATCACCAGGAGCATAGTTATCGTTCGACTGGGTAGTCCCAGGCGGCGAAAATATGTTCGAAGTGGAAGCCCCGCCACCGAAAGCGCCGCTGTGACCAGCGGTATTTGCTTCCTCAATACACCATTTTTCCTGGTTTTCAAGAAGAATGGCGGTATTTAAGCGGGTATGATCGTCCTCAATGGGTGCCACACTATCTGAAGAGTATTCAAGAACAGGTGCCCACTTCTCAAGAAGTGTATCTGCTCTATCTCTATCTATAAATGATTGTGGTTTATTCATAAGACGTTTCCTTTCATTTTACCTCATGGACTTAGCATTTCAAACTAGTCCAAGATACTCAGGTGGCTAAGCACCTCATTGTTCAGGGTTAAAATTATTTGTGAGATCTTTCAAGTTCCTCCAAGTAAGGATTCCGGATCTCTTCTTTCTTCTCTGAAATTTTCTGTCTGGGGGCGTCAGCTTTAACTTTACGCCGTGTAAATGCCTCCTCTTTAATAACACTAAGTCTTCCTTTTTCTTTTTTATCAAAAAGTCTTTCTGTGTAATCAAAATTTTCTTCAATAAACTTCGGTGATTTATCGTTAAGAATCCGTAACATATACTCTTTCTTTTTACCAGTTAAATGTGATGTTTTGGATTCTAATAAAAGATCAGCTTTAGTCTTAACATATGCTTCTTTAAGAAGGTTATTTTCTTTTTTAAGCTTGTTAACTTTTTGAGCTAATTGATCAATTTGAGACTTACCATCTACAACAGCCTCTTTAACAGACTCAGCCATAAGGGAAGAATCAACAGCAAGAACCTTTCTTAAATTAGCAAGAACTTCACGAGACGTGCGATTTTTAGTTGCTTCTTCAATAGCTCGTACTGGAATAGCTTCATCAACATACTCTTCTAAATAATCTGAAATGCTTTCAACTAAAGTAGACTTAAACTTATTAGCTCTACCATTAAGCTCGCTCTCGTACCTCTTTACAACAGTAATAAGCTTGTTGGCGTTATTATGATCTACTGCCTCGACTACTCTTCTAAGTTTAGATGTGTGGTCCTTATCAATTGCGCTTACTAAGTCTTCAAGTTTTTCAGCATAAAGCTCATCTTGGTTAGTTAAAGCAGCTTCAACTGATAATTGAATTTTTTCTTCAATAGCAGTTTCGATTTCCTTAACAGAATCTTCTGTTAATACCCCCGCTGCTTGTTTTGGTAATGCTTCTGATTTCTTCATGTTTAAAAGAGTGGTTTTTCTGTTGCGCGATCGATTCTTTTAGTAATTTTATCTTCGATAACGCTCTTTAAATATTTATGTGCCTGGGCATAATTTTTCTTAGAAATATGCTCAATGACCTTAATAATCTTTAGTTTTTCTTTGCCCATAATATTATTTATTAAATCGATTTAATAAAGCTAAGGATTCTATCACGTAAAAAGGTATCTACATCCTTTTTAGGTAATCTTTCTATAGATTTTTCAAAATTTTCGTATACTTCTTCGTATTTATCATCGCCAATAACTACCCATTGCTTTGATTCCAGAATACCATTAACAAAAGCTTTAGGATATGATGGGTCTGCAACACAGTCAATGGCTACGAGTTTCATATTTTTTACAGTACTATGGTCGGTGCTTTCTTCAAGTGTTCCTAATGCTCGTGAAGACATACCGACCTTTACACCATCATTAATTAAAGATCTAACTATTTGACCGCACGGGGTAGATAAAACTTTTGACTTGCCATAAAACACGTTTCCATCCTGTGTTAACTCAGTTACCATGTGACACGCTCTTTCTAAATCGACATCTGCTGTAGTTGGATGATTTAATTCTCCCATCGCACGACCTGGTGTGACCATTTCTTCAATATATCGTGCAGCTTCTCTTTCTAATTCGTCTAAAGGATATAACCGGTTGTTTTTGTTTACCCCCTCGGCCATCATATAAGGGCCTTTTATGAATAAATTTGAAGGTGAGTTTCTATCTACTTCTTCTTCAATGTATTCGAACTCATCGTTTACATCAGGTTTTTCAACAACCAGGTTAAGTTTTAAAGCCATACTATTATTTAGTCACCCCTTACGATAAAGCTCCTTTTCTGTAATAATAATGAACGTAAACCTGCACTTTTTACAATATTCACGAGCAGCTTTCCATTTTGCTTGATTTGTTATATACATTTTCTGCTCATATAACAAATGTTGCTTTTTTCTATATTTTGTTTGTGGTGGTTTAGTTTGCTTTGATGGTTTTATCTCAACAAGGTAATTTTTTACCGTTGTACCTTCTTTAATAGAGACAAAATTATCAACATAGTATTTGTGTACTCTATTATCTAGAGGACTTTTATAAGGTACAACTACATTTTCACTCCCCCATTTTAAAACGTTAGGGTTAGTATCACAAAATCTAAAAAATTTTAATTCTAATCCGGATCTATATATTGCTTTAGAGCCAATAAACTTTTCAGAATTTGTAGGTATAAAAATACCTTGGCGCCATTTTCGTCTCATCCTACAAAGAACATTGGCGGTTCTGTGTCACCGAAACCTGGTGAGGCTCCTTCGAATAATTTAGCTTCAAGTTCAGCTTTTCTCTCCAGACCCTCACCTAACATATCATAATTTAAGGAACCGCCACCGAGAAGAGCAACATTTCCAAATTTACCTCTAACTCGACCAATAGTTATTTGTGATAGAGCTAAAGAGTACTCATAAACCCACTGCTCCATAATAACATCACGTATAGGTCGTTCGAGATAACACCCTAAAACCCCATAAAATCTATCACTACCGGGTTGCGGATACATTTGCATATATTGTGTTCTTGGATCAAATTTTATATCTCTTCGAGTCGCTAGTAGTTTTTCTCTCGTATCAATCCATTCTTTAAGTGTATACCAAGAAACTAAATCAAAACCGTAGTTACCTAAAGCGTAGCTAAAGTAGGTTTGCTGTGCAAGTGTTTGCTCTAACGTAAATAGTGTATTAATACCTGTTGTAGAACCTTCTTCAAAATCTATTACATCAACAACCTTTCTATATTCCATTACATCATAGTCAAATACATTTTGATAGTAGTATGCTTCTGTTTCCTTACCCTCAAATGTAATAGTTTGCTTAGGTGTTGCTTTAAAAAAGGACGATAATGTAGGTCTATATGCTGTTATGTCTTGATACAAAGATCGATCAAAAAGTTCAAATGCTTGAATACCTGGTCCACGGCCGGCTGTTGTATAGGCAAATATAGAGGATAAATTGACCGAGTCAGAAAAGGCACCGGCACTTAAAGTGGACATAGCAACATATACTGACGCATTTGTTCGAGTGTAGTTACCTCCTGTACCAGGAGCGACGCCAGTACTTTTATTACCGCCACTTAATATTGTAGGTGATTGTGAACCGTAAAATTCCGGACCGGGACCTAAAGGATCGGTGCCATCTGTTTTTTGTTTCTTTGTATCAATGTTGTCGTTTGCGAGTGTATATAAAAAATCTAACCGGATGCCTTTATTTTGCTCATACATATTAGAGTCAAATATTAAAAATTCTCTTGTATAACCAGCATATTTTGTGTAGTATTCAACAGCTATTTGAATATTTTGTCTAAGTTGATCTGTGTGTATTTCTAAACTTATTAATGGATAACCTAGAGACCTCTTAATTCTATCCCCTAAATTATCGTATGTTTTAATTTTATTATTTAAATTTGTCGATAAGAAAGCAGAAAGCGGTTTAATATTGCATGCGAGTGCCATAAAATTATTTATTCAGGCATAAATAAATATATGGCGATACCACCAACATCAAATGCGGGAAGTACTTATTTTAATATAAATCAATGTTTTTCTTTTAATGATACATTTGGAACGGGTCTTAACTCTTTATCAGCTCAGCCTTGTTCTGAAGTAATTATTTGGAACCAGACTGGTCAAATTTTATATGTGTATGATCAAGATCGAATTCGTGATGATCAAAGGCTAGCTATTCCTGCGGCAGCCGCGGCTGCACCTCTACGACCGTATGTAATAAGAGGGCTAACAAACGCTGAGCAGGTTTCTGCAAAAACAGCTTCCGGTAGTGGATTAGTTTATTGGAGAACACAGTTCTTTAGTTCCAACCCATCTCGTTAAAAGAGAGTAGATATGGCGACACCAACATCAAATGAGGGGAGTACGTTTTTTAATATAAATCAATGTGTCTCTTTTAATCAGTCAATTAATGCTAGCATTAATAAACTATCTGCTTTTCCCTGTAGCCAGGTAACTATTTGGAATCACACCGGAGCTTTATTAACGCTCTCTGCATGTAACTGTGACCAGCCATGCAATATAATTAAAGTACCGGCTAGAGCCGCCTCTACGCCATTACAACCGGTTGTAATTATGGGTCTAACAAATAGCGATCAGATTTCAGCAGGAATACCAATAGGATCACCAGGACTTATTTATTGTAGAGCAGAATTCTTTAGCTCAAACCCAGCGGATTAAACTGCAGGCTCTTCTACTTCAACGTCGGTTTCAGCAACTTCCTCTGTATCTGCTTCACCGGTATCCGCTGGACCTCCACCAAACTCTGGTATTCCACCTGCTCCGCCGCCTACACCAGCGCCTTCTCCGCCAACAGCTGCTTCACCTTCTGCTAGCTCTCCAGCTAAAGCTTGCTCTTTCCAAGCAGGGCCAGCTGCTGCAATATTAGCTATCTCCCATTGTAGTTCAGCATCTTTTCTTAAAAATTCTCTGTTAGCTAAGATATCCTTATCCTTCCACCCAAGATATTTTTTCTGTGCATATGTAGCTGAAACAAATTCATTGGCAGCTAAGTTGTTATAATTGTTAGATTTAAGTTCAAGTCTTTGATTTTCTCTAAGTTCGTAAAAATTAGTAGGTACATTAAACTCAATTTCTAAATTTTGTTCAGTAAGCTCGAGCTTTTCAAAAATACCCATCAAGGTTAAATGAGTAATAAATCCTTTCTTAATCCCAGCTGCAAATCTTTGTTGTTGTCTTATTACAAACCGTGCAAATTTAAGCTCTTCTCTTAAAATTGAAGTACCAGAAGCTTCAACTTGATCTTGTGGATCAAGTCTAGCAGAAGGCACTTTAAGAGCTCTATAGAGCTTTTTAATAAAGTACATTAAATCACCTAATTCACCAAGATTAGCTCCCCCAGCCATCTGTCTAACATCTGTACCCTCAGATCCTTGTCTTTTTGCAAACCAAAAAGCATCGAGCATTGACTGTGGATTAAACTTTTTAACAACGTCAGTTTGATCAATATCAAATGTCTTTCTTGACCAATATTGTTGAATAAGTTTTTTAAGATATGCTTCTGCTTTCGGTGGAGGCATATTACCAACATCAACATTAAAAACTAATCTTTCTGGCGCTCTAACTAAGCGATAAATAACAATTGCATCTTCAATTAACGACAATTGTCTATAAGGTCTTCTAGCATTTTCTAAAAATGGAATAATAAAGTTTTTAGTTTCATTATATACACCAGAATTAACATACATAATCTGGTTTTGATCCATTGGAATAAATTCTACCTTTTCAACTTTATTTGGTTGGTGCGGACTAAAAATTGGCTTTCTGTATATATACCCCTTAACAAGCATGTTTTGTATATTATTATACACCGGGTCTATAATCTCAGCTGGTAAATTAATAACACCAAGCACTCCATCTTTTACATACTCTTCATGAATTATTTGTTCAAAGAAAACTTCTCCTTCAACCATTAATTGTCTAAAGTATTGCCATCCTTTGTTTTTAAGATCGTAATACTCTACATATCTATGAAATTGTTTCTCAACTTCAGCTTTTTCATCTACAGTTAAATCTATATCTTTATACTGCAGGCTTGTAATCCATCCGGATTCGTCAGGATTAACTGTTTCATCACAAATTTCATCCAAAGCATCAGCGATTTCAGAATATGCAGCCATTATTCTATAATCTCTTAATCTACCCTGCTTATCATCCTGTATGTTAGCATACATGACGTCACCGAAAGAAGAATCTTTTGCAAAGTCACCGATAGGAATATTATTGTATGGGTTGGAAGAAGATACTGACGCTTTAGCTAAAGCTTCCGCTCTTCTCATACCGGCTTTTTGGAAAAATTTATACTTCGGGTTTAAAGCATCATTTTCTTCCCGACCGTCTGTAGCATAGGGTAGTCTATTCTGAATATATTGAATTAAACTTCTCCCAAAGGTCGCGGCACGTCCGTCATTTGTTACATAGGAGCGATTTTGATCTGAGCTTGTTGATGATCCGGTTCCAGGCATTACATTATATATTTATACTAATTTAAGGATAGAGCTACTAGCTTGATAAGAAGTTGCCCAACCAGCTTCATTTCCGGTGACAATTGTGAATTCACCGGCCTTCGCCGCACTAAGTGATGATGCAGGAAAAAATAAGTTTACTACGTTGTCATTAACAACCTTATAAAAAGTATCAGCTAGTTCATAACCACTAATTGTAGAATGTTTAGCCGAAGTTATTGGTGTATAATTGGTAAAGAAATTAGTAATATATGAGCTTAAGTAAAACTTATTACTTGCATTAAATCTTTTACCGTAAAGAATAAAGTTATTATTACCACCGGTGGCAATTTGTGTTAGGGACCCTAATGGCCAGTTATTAATTGCGTGGTATACCCCTGTAGAAGAGTAGAAAATGTTAGTAACTTCTGGAATTCCTGAAACAGTAATTGTTTCTGTATAATTCGAATTTAATCTCGTCTTTTGAGCAGAAGCGCCAGTATGGAAACCAGACAGCTTTGCATATCCTAATTCTTGATACGTATTATCTTCAACCGGTATAGTTGGATCGAGGGGTGAATAAATTTTATTAGCTAGATTAACAGCTATAAAATTATTATCTATTTTGTACACACTACCTTGTGTATCTTTTTTTTCTGGAAACAGCCATCCCTTAATTGTAAATGTAGTGTCAACTGTGACTCTAAATTTGTCGCTGTATGTAGTATCTGTAGGAGTGGAATAAGATAAACTTCCATCCCACAACACCTCGCTTCTTATTTCCTGTGGATATTGCGCTCCAAAATCTGATGGGACTTCCCAAGTAAGAATAATATACGGGTTATTATATGGTACAAAATTTGATACAATTTGATCTATATCTTGCATATATCTTGCAAGAATTGACATACTAACTTCTAAATTAACCGGCACCGGCATCAAGAATTTTGAAGCGGATTCTGGGTTTTCCGTTTTTTGAGCCGGTATATACGCCGGGGCTAATTTATTAAATACTCTGTCATTGTCCCGGGTTACGCCTGTTAAGTTTACAGCTACAACAGGAAGTGTTAAAGATCGGAAGAGCA